ATCGACCTCGCGGCGCTCCCCGAGCGCGACGAGTACGGCCTGACCCTCGCGGCGGTCAAGCCGGTCCGCGCCGCGTCGCTGCGCGAGCTGCAAGAGGAGTTCGGTGGCCTATCGGCGTAGCGATAAGCCGCGCTGCGGGCAGCCGACCGCGAGCGGGACCCCGTGCAAGCTCCCGGTCTATGAGAACACCGACCGCTGCTATCACCACCTGGTCCTTCACCCCGGCGACCCCAAGCGACCGGACGGCCGGCCGAGCCTGCTCACGCCGGAGCTGACCGAGCAGCTCGTCGCGATGCTGCGCGTCGGCAACTACGTCCACGTCGCGCTGCGCGTGGTCGGAATCTCGGGACCGACCTGGCGTGTCTGGAAAACACGAGCGCGCAGCGACGCTCCCGAGGACGAGCCCTACCGGGAGCTGGCGACGCGCGTCGCCGCCGCGATGGCCGAGGGCCAGATACGCCACGTCGCGACGATCTCGCGCGCCGCCGATCAGGACTGGCGCGCCGCGACCTGGCTGCTCGAACGCCAGTGCCCCGAGCTATGGGGCGCGGTCTCGGTGCGCCTGCGCGCGGACGCCGAGACGCCGGCCGAGGAGACCGAGCGCGCGGCGGAGGCCGATATGAACGATCCATTCGCGGAGGTAGACGAGCTTGCGCAACGGCGCCGGCAGCGCGGATGAGCTGACCCTGTTCGCCGACTTCTGCTCGAAGCTGGTCCTCGAGGACGGGCGCTCGATGGAGCTGGAGGCGTTTCAGCGGGCGATGCTCGCCGACTACTTCGGCGGCGCGACCGAGACCCTGATCCTGCTGCCGAAGAAGAACGGTAAGTCCACGCTGCTCGGAGCGCTGGCGCTGTTCCATCTGATCTCGACACCGGATGCGGAGTGTGTCATCGGCGCGGCGAGCCGCGACCAGGCCACGATCCTCTATGACCAGGCAGCCGGGTTCGTGCGGCGGACGCCGGGACTCGCCCAGTACGTCGATGTCAAGCGCGGCTATCGCGAGATGCGCAAGCGCGGAGACTCCGGTCGTATCCGCGTGCTCGCCGCCGACGTTGATACCGCCGACGGCGTGATCCCCACGATGGCTCTCGTAGACGAGCTCCACCGCCACCGCTCCGCGGACCTCTACGGCATCTTCCGCGACGGGCTCGGTCCCCGCGCCGGCCGGATGATCACGATCTCGACTGCCGGCGGGCACGAGATGTCCCCGCTCGGGCAGATGCGCGCCGCGGCGCTCTCGCTCCCAACCGTCGAGCGCGCGGGCGCGCACACCTTCGCGAGTACCCCTGACCGCAGCTATGTCATGCACGAGTGGGCGCTGCGTAAGGAGGACGACCTCGACGACCTACAAGTGGTCGCGCTCGCGAACCCGGCGAGCTGGCAGACGATCCCGGCGCTGCGCGCTCGGCACGACTCGCCCTCGATGCTGCCCTGGCAGTGGGCGCGGTTCGCGTGCGGCGTCTGGGTCTCCTCCGAGGCGTGGTGGATCAGCGCCGAGGACTGGAACGTACTCGGCGAGGAGAGCGAGCTAGTACCCGGCGAGCGGATCACGCTCGGGTTCGACGGAGCCCGCGTCGGCGACTCCACCGCGCTCGTCGGGTGCCGGGTCTCGGACGGGCTAGTCGGGCTGATCGCGGTCTGGGAGGCTCCGGCCGACGCGCCGAGCTGGGAGGTCCCGGCCGGCGAGGTCGATGCGGTGCTCGCCGAGGTCATGGAGCGCTACCGCGTGCTGCGCGGCTACTTCGACCCGCCGCTCTGGCGCTCGGAGATCGACAGCTGGGCGCGCGAATACGGCGACAAGGTGATCCAGCGCTACGACACCGCGCGGGCGAAGATGATGGGCGCGGTCGAGCGGTTTCGCACCGACGTAGCGACGCAGCGGCTCAAACACACGGGCGACGTGACCCTGACCCGCCACGTCCTCAACGCGCAGACCCGCGAGGCGCGCGGCGGTGGCTACTGGCTCGCGAAGGATCGTCCCGGCTCCCCGCACAAGATCGACGCCGCGGTCGCGGCGGTGCTCGCCTACGAGGCGCGCGCCGACGTACTCGCGGCCGGCGGCGACCGCTCGCGAGTCCCGATGAGCTGGAACTGAGATGGCCCGCAAGCCCACCCTCCAACCCACCATGACCGCGCCGGCTCCGGCGACCACACCGGAACAGTGGCGCGACACGCTGGTCGCCGGGCTCGCCGGCCGCCAGGCGGCGATCCGGCGCTGCGACGCCTACTACCGCGGCGAACACCGGATGGCGTTCTCCACCGCGCAGTACCGCGAGGTATTCGGGACGCTGTTCTCGCACTTCGCGGATAACTGGTGCGATCTGGTCGTAGACGCGAGCGCCGAGCGGCTGCGTGTCGAGGGGTTCCGGTTCGGGGCTGACCAGGAAGCCGACGTAGACGCGTGGGATATCTGGCAGCGCAACAAGATGGACGCCGAGTCGGATATGGCGCATACCGACGCGATCAAGCTCGGCGCGACCTACGTCCTGATCGGTGCCGACGACGGCGGCAAGGCGTCGATGCAGGTCGAGCCCGCCGACCACGCCATCGTCGCGCTCGACCCGGCGCAGGGCCGGCACCGGCTCGCCGGCCTGCGCCTCTGGACCGACGAGTTCAAGGTCGAACACTGCGCGCTCTATCTCCCCGACGAGATCGTCTGGTGGCGGCGCGAAGCCGGCGCGACTGGGGAAGCCGCCGGCAAGTGGGAAGAGGACCTGGGCAGCGGCACTAACCCGCTCGGCGTCGTCCCGCTGATCCCGCTCGCGAACGCGCCGACGCTCGGCGACCGGCTCGGGCGCTCGGATATCGAACGGGTGATCCCTCTCCAGGATGCGGTCAACAAGCTCTGCGCCGACATGATCGTGGCGAGCGAGTTTGCCGCGTACCCGCAGCGCTGGGCGACCGGCATCGAGATTCCGGTCAACCCCGAGACCGGCGAAAAGATGGCGCCGAACTTCCTCGGCGGCGCGGATCGCGTCTGGGGTGTCGAGTCCGATCAGGCGCGGTTCGGCAACTTCCAGGTCGCTGAGCTCGCGAGCTACGTCCGCGCAATCGAGATGTGCATCCAGCACGTCGCCGCGCAGACGCGGACGCCGCCGCACTACCTCCTCGGCAGCTCCGGCGCGTTCCCCTCCGGCGAGAGCTTGAAGGCGACCGAGACCGGCCTGGTGGCGAAGGTGCGCCGCAAGCAGCTCAGCTTTGGCGAGGGCTGGGAGGAGGCGATCCGGCTCGCGTTCGCCGTGGAAGGCGACAAGCAGCGCGCGGAAACAGTCGAGGTCGAGACGATCTGGGCCAACCCCGAATCGCGGCTGGTCGCCGAGACCGTAGACGCGGCCGTCAAGCTCGCCGGGATCGGTGTCCCGCGGCCGGCGCTCTGGGAGTACGTCGGCGCGAGCCCGCAGCAGGTCACGCGCTGGCGCGAGGAAGGCGACCCGAAGAGCAGCCCACCGACGCGCGAGACGATCCAGGTACAGGCGACACCCGATCAGGCGCAGGCGTTCAACGAGGGCGAACCGATCCCCGAAGTGACACCGGGCGATTCCGTGCTCGTCCCCAAGACTTCGCCGGCACCGCCGGCAAGTACCCGGCCATCGACCACAGGAGGCAAGAGTGGCAAGTGACCCAACAGCTCCGCCCGGCGCGACGCCGGCCGAGCCCGACCCCGCAGCCGGCGCGACGCCGAGCGGGCAGCAGCAGACGACCGGAGGCGCGACACCGCCGGTCGGCGGTACAGAGGGCGCGAAGCCCGACACGTCCCTGGGTGACGCGGGACGCGAGGCTCTGGACAAGGAGCGGACGGCGCGGCGCGAGGCCGACCGTCAGCTCGCAGATGCTCGCCGACGGGTCGCCCAGCTCGAGGATGCCGGCAAGGACGAGAACACCCGCCGGGCATCCGAACTGGAACGCGCGCAGGAGCGGATCGCCGAGCTGGAGAGTCAGCAGCGCGACCGCGACCTGCTCGACATCAAGCGCGAGGTCGCCGACGAACTGCACCTGCCGGCATCGCTGGCGCAGCGGCTCGTCGGAGACGACCGGCGCTCGCTCAAAGCGGACGCTCAGAAGCTCGTCGCGGACCTGGAGGCCGGCCGTCCGGTCGGCGATCTGGGAATCGGCCGCGGCGGCGCCGCGAGCGGCCAGCAAGGACGTGTGGACATGAACCAGATCATTCGCGAGGCAGCCGGCCGAGGCTGACAGGCAGCGCGACGCGCTGTCACCGCTCCGGCTCTCGCCCTCTGACCCAAGGAGGGTCGATAGCTCATGCCATTCAACAATCAGATCACTCGATCCGGGGCAGCCGCACTTATCCCGGAAGAGTATTCAACGGAGATTCTCACCCGTCTGCCGGTGGCGTCGGCGGCGATGACGCTGTTTCGGCACGTCACGATGTCGCGACAGCAGTACCGCATGCCGATCATCGCGGCGCTCCCGGTCGCGTATTTCGTCGCGGGCGATACGGGCCTCAAGCAGAGCACCGAACAGCAGTGGGCGAACAAGTACCTGAACGCCGAGGAGCTGGCGTGCATTGTGCCGATCCCGGAGAAGGTGCTGGACGACGCTGCCTTCGACATCTGGGCCGAGGTGACGCCGTTCATCATCGAGGCCATCGCGCGCGCGCTCGACGGCGCGATCTTCCTGGGCATCAACAAGCCGGCGAGCTGGCCGACGGCTATCGCGACGGTCGCCAAAGAAAAGACCAACGAAGTGATCTCGCCGACGGCGAAACCCGAAGAAGGTGGCGTCGTCGGTGACATCTCCAACCTGATGGCGAAAGTCGAGACCGGCGGCTTCGACGTGAGCGGGATCATCGCTCACCGTAAGTTCCGGGGATTGCT